TTATAATAAACCAATTGTAATAATTGAAAATAATAATGAAGGTGCTATGGTTGCTAATCAATTGCACTATGACATTGAGTATGAGAACGTTTTTACCCAAGGTTTTGCAAGTGCAGCCGACATCGGAGTTACGATGTCAAGAAAGATTAAACGAATCGGTTGTTCAACAATGAAAGAATTGTTAGAAGAACACAGATTAGAGTTAGTGGATAGGCCTACAATAACCGAGCTCATGACCTTTATAAATAAAGGTACAAGTTTCGAAGCTGATAGAGGTTATCACGACGACATGGTAATGAATATTGTCCTGTTTAGTTGGTTTATCACTACAGAATACTTCTATCACTTAACCGATACACAAGTTAAAGACTTGTTGTATGCCGAACAACAGAAGATAATCCAAGACGATTTGCTACCAGCAGGAGTCTTCGGAGAGGGAAGTCCTCAAGAATCTTCATTTGTGGATAAGGAAGGTGATAGATGGTATCACAAAAACATGTGATGGCCTTAGTGCCATTTAATAGGAAATTAAAAGTTATAAATAAAACAGTAAACAACTTTTTACATTAACAGGAGAAAAAGTATGGCATTTCAAGTATCACCAGGCGTACAGGTCAAAGAGGTTGACCTTACAAATGTTGTACCAGCAGTATCAAGCACAACTGGTGCTTTCGCTGGTTCATTCCAATGGGGCCCTGTTGATGAAGTTAAGACAGTTTCGGACACAAAGGCTTTAGTAGAAGAGTTCTCAGAACCAGCTAATACCAATGCTGGAGCAGAAGACTTTTATTCAGCATAAGCATTTTTAAGATATGGTTCATCATTAAGAGTCGTTAGAGTCGGAACTACAGGTTTGTTTAGTGCAAACGCTGGTGGTTCTACTACATCACTTCTTAAGAACAACGACACTTACGTCGCATCTTATGAAACAGGCGCTCTAGGTTCAACAGTAGGAAAATGGATTGCACGATGCCCTGGCGTCTTAGGTAATTCATTAAAAGTTTCTGTATGTACATCACCCGATGCATATTACAATGACGCTGCAACGACAACAGGTGCTGAAGAAGCAGCTGGTCAAACACTAATCACTCTTGCGAGTGGTGGTGGAGCATTATTAAAAGTCAGAGACATCATAACATTCGCTGCTGTAACACAACAATATCGTGTTACTGCAATCAACACAGACATTATAACAATCGAAGCATTAGGTCAACCTACAGGGACAGGTCTAATTGCAACAGTTGCTAATGGTTCTGCAGTAAATAGATACTGGGAATTCTTTGCATCATTCGATAAAGCTCCTGGCACATCTACTTCTGCAACTGCAGCGGGTGGAGTTGCTGACGAGATTCACGTTGTTGTATCCGACGAAGACGGTGCAATCAGTGGTGTTAGACATTCAATTTTAGAAACTTACGGATTTGTTTCTCTTGCGTCAGACGCAAAAGATGCAAGTGGTGAGACTAACTATTACAAAAAAGTAATAGCAAATAAATCAGAGTACATATATTGGACATTCCATTCAACTGCAATGGTAAACACTGCAAATGAAAACAGAACTCATGCAATATCTGCTACTTCAGGCAAAGCATTCGGAAGACCTACATTGCCAGAGACTACATCCCTAGCAAATGGTGCCAACGGAAGAACTGCAACAGCAGCTCAGAAGTACGGTGCATGGGAAACTCATTTCAAAGATGGTGAAACAACAGATATATCTTTCCTAATCGTAGGTTCTTCAAGAACTGATAATGGAAGTGGAACAGACCAAGACATTCTTGCAGACTGGACTACACTTTCTAATCAAGCGGTAATGATTGCAGAATCAAGAAAAGATTGTGTCGCAGTTATGTCACCAAGACGTGCAGACGTTGTTGGTGTTACTTCAGAGTCAACACAATCAAGTAACGTTATAACCACTGCTAACACTATGTCTTCAAGTTCATATGCCGTAATCGACAGCGGTTGGACATATCAGTACGACAGATACAACGATAAGTACTGTTACGTACCTGCTAACGGACATACAGCAGGCATAATGGCAAGGTCTGACCTACTTAGAGATGCATGGTTCTCACCAGCAGGATTCTCAAGAGGACAGTACCTAGGAATTACTAAACTTGCGTTTAACCCTTCACAAGCATCTAGAGATGACTTGTACAGAGCAAGAGTTAATCCAGTA